GAAACATCTACCTCAACATCTAACGATACTAAATTATTAATTCCATTATTCATAATAGTTACTTCAGGAGCAAGAGTTCCATCACATTGAATAGAAGCGCCTGAGTAAGACATTACTTTAGGATCGTTTACAAGATTTGCCGCTGGATTACAATTTAAAAGATTATATGGACTATTACTTTGACCTGCTTCTATTAGTATTCTATCTGGACAAATCATATATATAGTTGGCCAGTAAGAAATAGCATATGCCGATGTAACGTTATCGTTGTTCATAGTTCCATCCGTACAAAATATAGGATAAGGTGTTCCCGCGACCCAGTCTCCTTGTGTATTACATCCTACACCATATATACAAGCAAGGGCGTTTGCATCTCCCTCAATCATAAACACCATTACATCATCTGTTGTGTTAGCGCTTACACTAGGGAAACCACTAGGACCGTGATTCGTATATAAATCTTCAAGTGCTCCGCCGGTATGATAACTCCAACATGGACCACACCACACAGCTGAGAAATCTAAAAACACTGTATAATTATTATCTAAGTAATCATACAAACTATGCGTAGTACCATTAACATCCGTTAGTGTCCAATCAGGAGCAATACTCAAGTTTGGTAGTTGTGCGCTTATCATTGTTGATAAACATAAGGATAGTATTAATAGTATTTTTTTCATGTTAAAAATCACTCATTAGTTGTTCATTAATTTCATCTTGTACTTCTTCTCTTGTTGCTACCATTTTAAAACTTAAATCAGCTTGGAAGCGTTTAACTTCTTCACCATCCTTAAACATTATAATAGTAGGTACGGCAGATATTTTATATTCTTTTTGTGCCTCAACGTTTTTTGCAATATCAATATACGATATAGTCTTACAGTCAGATAATTTACCTAACCAGTTAACATCATTAGTACTATTCCAACTAGCGTTGAAGTGTATAATTTTTATTTGGCCACAAGCCACATTTGCCAAAAGAACAAAGAAGATTATAAACATGTATGTTATAAATATCTTCCATGCTTCATCTATGTTTATCATCCTAATTTAATTTATCGATTTTTTCTTCAATACGTTTTATATCTCCCTTAATCTCTGTCACATCTTCTTGTGTGGTTAAGATGGTTTGTCTAATCATTTGGTCTTTCATATCAAACTCCATTCGGGTTACATCAGCTTTTGGTAATTCTTTTGCTTCTGTAATATCCGCTTGTAGCATAAACCACATACCTATTACTGTAGATATTGCAGCGCCGATAGCTATTAGTGTTTTTATACTAACTGTGAAGCCAGTGTTTTCGTTTAATTCTTTCGCCATATTTATCTATTTTTATTCATTTATGTTACGTAGTTCTCTCCATATATTTTTCAAGCTAACCCCACCCCTACTTTCCCTTTTATCTACTGGTATATGTATGTTGGCTTTTCTATAATGATGTGGTCGATCACCAGCGATATCTTCAGAACCCAGAGGAACAGTACCAATAGGTGTTTTTACCAGATTCTCTCCTATGCTCCTTTGCTTTCTTTCTTTTTTTCTCATTATCGTATCTCCAGGACCTTTACTTTGGGTACCAATCACATGTTCCCGTACCTCATCACTTTGGAGATAGCTTATTAAACCCGCTCCAAGTCCTGCTTCAACTAAGGCTGTTAAACGTTCTGTTTTTGTTCCAAGGTCCATAGACTTTAAAGCTTTTTTACCCCATTTTACTAACTTCGATCCACCACCAACTAGAGGTGGGTGCCCCATAGTCATTTTATTTTTGATTTCTTGTTTAGTAAGGTTTCTTACTTCTTGCTTCGCTGGAGAGGACCCCACATGTTTAAATAAAGGAGAATTTCCTGATCTTAATTTAAAAGGATTTTTTGCCATTTTTTGATTTGTTTTTGTGTTATTTATCAAGTTTTATTTTAATCCATGTCAAAGTATAAAGGCCGCACACTAGAGAAGTTTCTTTTTGCTCTCTTCCAAGCTTTTCTACTACCCGCTGCAGCCTTAGCTTTTGCTATGTCTGCTCTACTATCTTTACCTTTTGCTGTCAACCTCGCAGCTTTTTTGAGCTGGCGTTCTCTATACTTATTATGTCCTTCTGTCCCGTTTACCATTGGGAATGGTGATTGTTTATATGCCATAGTCTAAAAGATTACATAGTTTATACCACACTTAAAGTCATACCATTCTCTATTCCAATACTTATTGTACTTACCTTCCACAAATAATCCTAAGCTCTTGTTTAATTTATATCCAAATATTAATCCACCTGAATAATCATACCATTGTCCATCTACGCTATTGTGATACATAAACTCTCCTCCATCATCGTAATGCCAAGGCATTATATTACCCCAAGAATGTACCCAAAAATTCTTTTTGTAATGGTATAAATCAAAACCAATTACTAAAGATTGTTGTATTTTTTTATCTAACGCATCTCTTTTCTTATCCACATAATCTGATAGTACTTGAGGTATAACAACTGCCTCCCAAACCTCAGGACTAGTAGCAACCACTTTACCATTTGGATCTGTATATACAGAATTATATACATCTACGTTATATCCCTCTTGTAATGCTAGATAAGTATAATGTAAATTACCATTATCTAACATCCATTCTGCCAATGGTTCATAACCATAAGGTTCTGCTAATCTTTGAGAAGCTCCGATGTTAAAAGATAATTTTTTGTTGAGCTTATATCTATACCTTTCCGATGCTTCAAAATATTCTACGTCCGCGAAACCATCTTGTAAGTATTCAACTTTCACCGTAGCATGATTTACGCATAGTGGCCCATCACAGTCATCATCAGAACTATATCTAATAAAATGATGTTGATCTAAATAAGTAACTCCTTCTTGTCGTTTTATATCTGTTTCAAATAGATATTCAAAACCTTTTACTTTACCTACAGTAGCGGCATCACTATAATTAGATTCAGTACCATCGTAAAATGTATTTGCTTTGTTTTCATAACCAAATCTAGCTATCTTACGAATACCTAGTGTTATGTTGTAATCATAGGGCGTTTCAACAGTTTGTGTTGACAATCCATTGTTTATAGAGAACACATCAACATCTGATAGAGACGTACCTCCATTTACCGCCACATAAAATGTAGAAAATTTAAATAGTTTTTTAACATCTTGAGCTGCAGCAAGATTACATATCAATAAAAATAATAGTATTAGTTTTTTCATTAAGGTGTTAGTATTTTTCTTTTTTCTGTTTTTCTTTTTGTTGTACCATTCTTCTTCTCTTTATCTTTTTTCTTTTTCAATTTTGCTTTAACTCGTTCTATTTCCGGATTTTTAATACCAAGATTATATTGACTCCAACCTAAAAACATAAGAACTCTTTGCCATGCAGCGTGTTCATTGTTTAAACTTTGTCTTACGTTTTGTGTTTTCTTATACAATCTATTTACAGGTGCATTTGTTATAGCTTCGATATAATTAGTTACAGCTGACCACAATGGGTTATCAATATCGAAAGTTTCCATTTCTTCTATAACTTTCTTATTATAATTAAGTGTTTTTTCAGCATTGCTAACTTCCCTAGCTTTAATACCTACAACTGGAGAAACATTTAACATTTCCATCAAAACACTACTTTCGTCTGGATTATATTTTACCCCTCTTTGAGCAGCAAACTTCATCGCCATATTTTTCAACGTAGCAATTACCGCGCCTTGCCATCCAGATCCTCTTAAAACACTATCGATACTTCCATTAATTAACCTTTCTCTTTTTCTAGTAAAAAATTCTTCATCCTCCTCATCGTCGCTAAATAGAGCTGCAAACAACGCTGTTTGTAAAGTATAGAATATTAAATTCTGTGCTATAAAGTAATACATTATTCTAGACATATTAGATATATTACTTTGAAGTAGGGTTTTATTAGGTGGTGTTATTCTTCTGTTATATATGTCTAAGAAAGCTTTTTTACCAAACCTATTATATTGAGATGTTATGTTTTGGAAATTTAAAACAAGTTTACCAATTGGCGACGCCTGTTGTTGTGATACCATATCGGGTCTAGCTGATTGTTGCGTTGACTGTGTTATGTCTTGAAAATCTGTCCAAGCTTTTGCCTCAGCTTCCTTTTGGGTATGCTTTTTACCTGTTACTTCATTTACTTCTCCTAAATATACGTTAATCCTATTTCTATAGTATGTAGCACCACCTGTTGCAATTGCCATGCTATCTCCAATCTGTGTTGGGGTAAATCCTAACTTTAATAGTTTAGCTATTAAAATTCTGCCGGTAAACCTAGATCCTCTAAGAGTTTCTACAAGATCAGCCGCATTCACATCCGTACGTATACCACCACGTCTTTGCTTTAACATGTCGGAGTTGAATATGGATGCCCAATCAGCCCAGTATTGTTTTCGGTTAGCAAAAGCTTTAGCGGCAGCAAATATGTTGTTATCCGCAAAGTTTATGTAGTTGACTATAGATAGTTGCTGGAGAACAGCTGACCTCATGTTCAAAAACATCACAACCCCGACAGAGCCATTCAAGTAATTCATAAACATATTTACAGTTTTATTCTGTCCTTTAGGCCTATTCTTACCTGTTTGGATTCTATAAAGTATGTCTTCTAAAGCCTCTCTAAAGCTACTACCATAGGCGGCTTCTATTTTATTAAGATTCTCTTCAGAAAATATTACTTCTGCATTTTCATTAAATTCAGTAAAGAATTGTTTTCTACCAACTCTTCCAGTAGCATCATCTAAATCCATTCGTATATCTCCAGATTCCCACCCGTTAGTAGGACTAACATAGTCCTTTCTTTTAGATATTACGTTTAGTGTTTCCGCATAAACCTGTAATTCACTATCTTCCATAACTAAATCGACTAGTGTTTGTTGGTCAGTATTACTCAACCCAGGTATACTATAACCATGCTTATCCCATAAATAAACTCTTATAGCATCAGAGTACGTAAAATCTCCATCAGGGGTTTTCCTTGCAAGTTTCTTTTTTATATTCGGAAACTCTTTATTTAAAGATTTATAATCGTTAGCGATACTTTGTCTAGCTAAATCAATTTCTCTAAAAGCTCTATTTAAAGGTCTTATTAAGGCTTTTTCAAAAAAGTTTCTATGTGCATCACCTTTTTTACCTTTACCCATAAAATTATATAGCAACCCTGCGAAATCTTCATGTGAAGGTGGGATAAATAATCTAAATCTACCTTTTGTGGCTCCACGTTTTCTACCCTTAACTTGACTAAATCGTTTACCAGCGTCAATACCCGTTACGTCTTCTAATATTTGATTGAACTGCTCGTCGACTACCTTATTAAAGCTAATTTTAGCTTGTTGTACCTTACCTTTAATATCGAACTGATTCATCATATTTTCCACAGCTCGCACATTTTGTAAAGCATCGTCAGCAAAATATATATCGTTGTAACCTTCACCTACTTTTTCAGCTATCCATAACGCTTTAGCTTCTGCCATAGAATTTTCTAATGTTACTATATTCTTCAAAGGTATGTGTAATCCTTGAGATTTTAAAAATTCATATATAGGTATTTTAGCGGCGTGTGGTCTAGCTGTTAATATGAATTGGTCTTTTAAACCGTATTTTTTGGCTCTATTTAAAGCTTTACCAAACAATGGCCCCTGCTCTCCTTCTATAATTTGATCAAACTCTCTAAAATCAAACTCAGCACCTTGAGCAGCTAAACCCGCCCCTTTATCTGCATATTCACCTGGTAGCAACCTATCTTTAATGTAACCTTTTGTAAACGCGTCTACCCTACTAACCAAGTTAGATGGCATCGGGTCATCTATTTCAAGATTGTCTGTCTTAACTTCTGCAAAGTTATTACCAAATAATTCCCTAAACGCTTCTTTATTATTTTGTACCGCTTCATGATTTTTAGTTACTATAGATTCTTTTAATGTTCTTTCTTTTCTAGCAATATTCCTCTCAAGTGCTGTTTCTAATGATGTTTCGACAAAGATCATTTGCACATCATATCCTTTGTCCTTGAACTCCTGAACTTGCTCATTCATAACACTCAAAGAAGCACCCGTACCATCAATAACAACACCATCACCCTTACCTTGGTACTTCATTTGCTTACCTAGCGCAATTTGCCTAGCTTCCCACTGTAGTTTACCTAACATGGATAATTGCTCTGATGTAAGGTCATTCATGTTAGCTGGTAATCCAGAATTCTTCTTTAACCATTCTAAAGATATATCTGAATTTACAACTCTGAATCCTTGGCTTACTAAATCTAATTGCTTTACAACATTGGATTTACCGCTACCAGCTCCACCAGCTAAGAATATAACTTTTCTACCTGGTTGAGGTGTACCTTCTGGGTTTGGTAATGTATACCATACTCCAGATTTAGTTCTAGCTAAAGTGTCGTCTAAATCCCAAGCACTCATACCTCTAACTACTTTAGAAAAACTAGGAGTTCTAGCTATTCGAATAGCAGTATTTAATTTTCTAGTTTCGGTTATTCCAGTTTTAAGTGGTCTAGATTTCCCCTCTATATTTATATTATATATTTCAGCAGCGGTTTTTCTATCTTTACCAAGAAGACTCTTTGGATTTATACCATAACCATTTTTTCCTTTAATCCCAGCAACTGGGATGTCCCAATATCTATCGCCCCACCAATTTGTAAAAAAGCGCCAATCTTCACCCATTGTTTTTTGCCTTCCAGAACCACCAAGTTTTACCTTATCATCGTAATTATCAAGAGCTATTAACTTAAAATTTTCCATTACTTCATTGTAAGCTAAATCAAAATCAAAATATTTACCCTCAACTTGTTCCAAAGACATTTGTAATAAGTATAAATACGTTCTTGTAGCCATCATAGCGTGTTCCCATTCGTAAAATTTAAACCCTTCCTTATTTCTGTTTGTGTTACCTTTGTTGTCTGAGCCAATTGGATTTTCAGAAAAAAGATTCCACTCCGCGCCCATTCTAAAAGGATGCTCTGTATTTAAACCCACAAGACTAAAGTAATTACCCCAAACCTTAGCGTTTTTTCGATTTGATCTTATTGACTCGTTCACTCTTGCCATAAACTGATAATGCATACTAGCATGTATCTCGTTATACTTTTCCCTTGTACCATCGTAAAAAGCTTTTTCAACTGCCCTTACATATTCGAGGCTATTTGCAGGATGATTGCCACCATACATTTGTCCATAAGTTTTTCCGTATACATATTCTGCGCCTTTACCTTCAAATTTTGGTCCAAACTTCACTTTACCCGCTTTAATCTTGTCTCTTAATTTTCTCCTTTGTATATTAAAGTAATCTTTTACAGTTGTTTGTTTTCCATTTCGTAATACAATTTTATTTTCGCCTTTACGAGGAAGTATTCTTTCGCTAGGATATAAAAAACTATAAACTGTTTCAGGTTTTGCACCAAACATATTTTTCGGCATCTTGCCTAGTACAACTGTCTCAATCTGCTCGAAGTAGTTATCTATTTCTGTTTGATCGCCGTGTTTAAATAATCCTTCTCCAATAAGATCTACTAATAATTTATTTGCTCTATCAAGCTCACCCTCAAACGTAGTCTCAATAACACCTTCATGCATTTGGTCTACATTATTTACAACTTTATTAAAAGCAATTTTACTTTGTGCAGCTGTTATATCAGCTATTTTTTGTTTTTCTGCTTTAGCTGCCTCTAATTTTCTTTGAGCGGCGGATAATGAAGCTTGTTGACTAACAACAACAGCTGCACCTTTAAGTAATTGACCGATCTTAGATCTATCTGCTTTTGTAGGTAATTTATTAACTTGTTGCTTTCCTGTAATACCTAAATCTTTTTGGAATTGTTCTGCAGCTTTTGTCAACTGCTCGTCATTAAGCCCTACAAAATCTGGTTTTAATTCCCATATTCTAACTTGACTTGTTTTACCTTGAGATCTAACAGGTTTACCATTGGGTTTAAATTTTGGACGATAGAAGTAATCTAATATTCTTCTTGGTAAACCTATAGCTCTACCATAAACATCTCTTGATACATCTATATTTTCACCAACTTTATTTACATCAGCATCTTTTTCAGTAACATTTGTTCTGTTTAATAGTTGTATAAACTTTTTAGTTGTGTTTACATCAGCGAAGTGATCTTGTATAGACTTCGCTTCAGATGGTTCTAAAATACCCCTTTCTCCTTTTTTTACTGGTTTACCCGTTTTAGGACTTATAATCTTATCAGACGTTGTTATATTTTTTGTAGGGTCTGCTATCTTCTCTGCTGGAATATTAAATATTATATTACCTACTGTACCAACGTTATTATCAATAACATTTCTAAAATCACCTTTTTCATTTACAGCTTCTATAATATCCTGTTCTTTAGCAGCAACTTTACCTACTTTGAGAACATCTGTTTTTGGTTTCTTAGTATCGTCTTCTAAAGCGTTCTCTAAGTTTGTTTCATCAGTTAATTTTGCAACTTGAGCACCTACACCCTCTTCTTCCATTGCCATTATTATATTACCATACTTAGGGTGATTTCGATAAAAATCTATAAGTCTTAAATCAAGTAATTTAAATCTACCTTTATTAGTAGTTTGCCAGCTGTTTAAATAACCCATTATACTATCATTTACCTCTTTATCATACTTCTTAATTAACCCAAATAAACCTCTTTGGTCATGTGTAGCGAACTCTATAGCGATTTCTTCTTTTTCAAATTTATTTAAATTAACATTTTGCATACGTCTAGTAACTTCCGGTATCAACGTATAAGCCATTTGTAAAGCTAAGTCACTCTTCTTTTTAGGATCAGCCCAAGCTTCTTCGTTATACATAGCCTCAACTTCTTGATACACTTTAGAGAAGTTAACTTTCTCAGTCTCTTCTTCTGGTCCTAACATTAATCTTGATCCCCTAACACCACGTTGGAAACTATCAATGTATTGTAACACTTGTTCCGTGCTCTGTAGCTTAAAGAACATTTCGCGATCTCCAAAATTTCTTCTGATAAATTTATTTAACAAAATTTTCAATGATAATAACGGATCTCTAGATTCTTGACTTAACACTCCGGCATCTTTTAGTTCACCAGCTATAGTCAGTAGCTCTTTTAAATTAACATTACCACCGTTATCTTTGGTATAACTAGCTATTCTATCTTTTATAAATCTATAGTCTTTATCGTTGATCTTGCCTCTCTTATGTAAATTTTCTAAGTGATCTTCTATCCCTGCAACTACAGCTTTTTGAGATTCAATTACATCACCATCTTTAACTAAACCAGTAGCTATGTCATTGATATGTTGTAGTTCATGGAACGGTGAATAAGCGATTAATGAACGAACTAAATTAGAAGACGCCCCTTGAATACCTTCAATAATAAGATCTTCCATTAAAACAGTTGTGTTACCAATATGAAGTGCATAATTACCCTCTTTAACACCTGCTAATACATCGTTTTTAAACTGTAAAGTTATATTACCTTTTTTTAACTGTTCATTTAAGTATTTTTCTAATTTAGCATAACCACTACCTTCAACTCTTTCTTCGTCAACAATATCGTCTTTAAATGTTACTTGAGTCCCTAATCCTTTTCCAATTTGTTTAGCAGCTTGGTACTTACCAAAATAAAAGTGTGTTTCAGCTTTAGCATTTTCTTTACCCAATACCTCTTCAACTGTTTTTTTATTTCTCTCTTCAGGTTTTCTTAGTAACTCATCTATCTCGTTATCAATTTGATTTACGTCACCAATAAGAATTTTTCTTCGTCTTTTTATATATTTACTGTCTTCCGTTTCTCCAGCAGCAGAAGCGCCTAAATCTCTTATTTCAGCTAATTTGTCTCTTTTTCTAGTTTGCGCATCAAATAAAGCATCTACTTCTGCCCTTGTTAATTGAGCGGCATTAGCGTATTGGCGCGCCTCAATTACGCTCGCCCCTTTCAATAAACGATTTATTGTTTGTTCTATGTTAAACCGCTCGTCATTTGAAAGTAATCTCTTACCTTTAGGACGTTTATTGTCTTTTTCTAATACAGCTAACCATTCAAGTACCTCGTTTCTAATTTCTCTTTTTTCAGCAATATCTTTTCTGCTTGAAATTTCATTAGTTATAGAGTTGTAGATATTCATTCCAGTACTAGGAGCTTGAATAGCGAATGTAGAAAACAAAACATTCATGTTAAACTCAGCGTCGATACCTGTCATTAAGGATTTATTTTGTTTTAATATCGCAATATCTGTTAAGTTATGTCCTACTTGCGTTACAAACTCCTCAACATACTCTATTCCAGAGTTAAAAGCAAATGCTCCAGTACCCTTTATAGCGTTTCTAATAGATGGTCTAGACGCCGCTTGTATCATAGTATTTAATCTTCTTACATACCCCATTGTACCTAATCTTTCTGCATAAGCAGCAATTCCACCATATAAAATAGTTGAAAACGCTTTTTGAACTTGAGTTACGTTTAAAGCTTTATCTTGAGCACTTATTTGTTCTAGTATTTCTAAACGTTCATCTTGAGTTATAGCGGAAGGAAGGGCGGCCTCTAATATCTTTTTGTTTTCTTCTGCATTTTTCTGGGCAATTTCCATTTGACTAAGTTTAGCACCAGCTTCTACAGTGAAAAAAGTTCTAGTTAAAGCCCTTGTTGCTGTTACTGGGTTTATCCCAGCCCTTATAGCTCCACCATATGTTAATGCTGATAGAATGCTAAAAACATTATTACCTAGTAATTGCGAAGAAACTTCCCCTATATTATCCAAACCCACATCTCTCCATGGAATATTTAGAGGAAGAGTTGATTGCATATGATTATCTAAACTCTCGTTATAGTTTATGTGTGCAGCATAAGTATTATTAAAATGGTTTTGCAATTTCTTAACGTCTTCATGGAACTCTCCAGTTGCTGTGTGTCGAGTCGCAACTTCAGTTATACCTATTATTCCACCCAATGCACCTAAAGCTAGAGTGCCAATGTCACCTAAGATAGATTTTTCCATGTATAAAAGAGCACGTTCACTAAAACTATAATCAAAAGCAAATGCTTTAATAGCTATATTGCTATCAGTTATTCTTTCATAAACTTTCTGTGCTTTATCATACTTAGAAAGCAACTCCGTTTGCCTACCCATTATATCTAAACCTTCTGTTTCCTTAGTAAATTTTTCTATAATAGAGTTTGTTTTTGCAACTATTTCATTATACTTTGCTATAGCTTTAGCAGAAGAGTACTCGTTTACTTCACCTAAATCTTCAAATTCTCTTTTAAGTCTATCAATCTCTCCTTGGTATTTGTTTTGTACATTTTCAAAAGTTTTACGATCAGTCTCCCAAACTTTAGCTTCTTTGTTTAATGTACTAAATTTCTGATTAATAAACTCGTTTAAGACTTTTTCCGCTTCACTATCTTTTCCTAACGTTTGTAAGTTTCTTGATAGACTTTCTTTTACGAATGTCTCCGGCGCAGCCATATTAAAAAGTCTTTCAAGTTTACTAGGAGCAATATCTTTTGACGCTTTGATTAACGCTCTATCTCGTTCTACCGCTTTTTGGAACTTTTCCACCCATTCTTCTTCACCTGGTCCAAACATATCAATTTGCCCGTCTTGAATAGCATCTTCTGCAGCGGTTCTAATTTCATCATCGTCTATATTACCAGCATATTGTTGTGATTTTTGAGACTTATAGTAATTGACAGCATTTAATTTAGTCCCTTCATCTACCCAATCTAAATTAAAAACTTTAGTTCTTTGATACTCTTTGTATTGTTCGTATTTAGAAAAATCTCCAGTTCCTTTACCAGAGGCATCAACTCCCTCAAAATGGTTCTTTATTTCTTCATCTGTAGGTTCTCTAGGAACATTTATTGTAGTAGTGGTGGCACCTTGCAATCCAGTTGCTGTAGTTTTTGCTCGTTTTGTATAACCACTTGGTAATTTAAAATACTCTTCTGCTATAACGTCTATTACTTCAGGGGTATTCTCGTTTATATCCGCTTGAATATTAAAAATATTTGCAATAGCTTCTTTAACACTTTTAGGTTTTCTATAACCAGCTTTTTCTCCTGTACCATAAACTACTTCACCACCTGGTTTTGTAAATTTAACCATTCCTCCCCACTTTGAAACATTGGTTGATTTTGTTTTAAATTCTGGAAATTTATTATTAATAACATCCCAATTTTTATTGTACTTTGGATTATTAGCAGTTTTAACGTACGACTTCATGACATTCTCGTCCCAACCGTATTTTTCAAACTCATCAGCAAACTTACTATTGATAACATCCCAATCTAGATTATATTCTGGGTTGTTAGCTGTAGCTACATACTGTTGTAATATTAAATCTAATTCTTCCATTTAGTTTTATCTTGATTCTACTTCGCCAGTTGAAAATTGATAACCTGGTTTATATATACCAGCACCAGGAACTTGTTCCACAAACCCAGAAAAATCTAAGTCTCGTTGGTATAATACCCCTAAGCCTGTATGTTGATAGATCGCATTTTGTAAAGCTTTTCTGTCGTTTACAGAGAAACGGTCTATCTCCCATTTGTTGTCTCGTACTACTTTATAATCTTTACCATCTCGTACTATAGTTACCGGGCTTGATCCAGTACCTAACGCTAATGCGTTTATATCACTTAAAGAAATAACTTCCTGTTGTAACAGTTTGTTTATTCTTTTGCTTAAAGCTATTTTTTCTCGTTCACCAATACTTTTTTCACTAATATTAAATGGTTGGTTATCGAATCCTTTTTGATATTCTTCACCTAATCCTTTCATGTAATAATCTCCTAGTAAACTAGTAGAGCGATCTAGATTAAACGCTGGATGTTCTACCTTTGTTAAAGCGCCAATTATAGATTCGATATTTGCTTGCCAACGAGCCCGTGCTTCAGGAGATAAATTTTTCATATCATCTTTAGTAATTCCGTTTATACCATCTGTGTCCATATCAGCCATTGTAATACCACCTTCGCCATCTACATCAACTAACGCAATTTTATCCATCATATCTTCTCTAAACAAATATTCAATTGCTTTAGTAGCTATATTAACAGTATCCTCGTTAATGTCATATAGAGAACTTACCCAGGACTTTTTACCGTTCATTTTTGAATTTGCCGCATCTAAAAAATCTCGCTCGTTCCTTACAATTCCCTGTACATAATTATCTTTTTCTAACAATCTATCCTCTTCGCTCCACTCTTCACCAGCAAGGCCTTTCCTAAGCGCTTCCGCTTTTCCTTGTTGCGTATACACATCAAATTCTCGATTGTGCGCTATAATCTTATCATTAAAATCATCAATAGTCCAACTTACAGGTTCAGACATACCTTCTAATAAAACATGATAAACTAATTGCCCCGTCTCATCGAAACTTAATTCTATATTATCGTAATTACCATCAACACTCATTATAGCTCTACCCACCGCTAAATCCTGTGCTGACGCAGAAAGGGGTACTATATCCTCAGCCATAGTACCTATAGTTGCTATAACACCCCTAGATTTAACTGCTTGGTTAGTTATCATCTGTAATTGAGCATATAGATTTGCTCGCATCTTTTCGTTATCAGCATTATCATCATCTCCTGTAGTGTTATATAGTTCAAATTCTTTTTCCAAAGCCTTGAACTTATCATATATAGCATCATGCAACTTCATAGGTTGGGATTGCTCATATTTTAAAATGTACTGTGCAGATTTTTTAGCTTGAGCTTTAAACGCTTGCAATTGTGTGTTTTGCGCCGCTTCTAATTCTTCTCTATTCTTTTTCATATCAGCAAAAACGCCTGTTATACCTCCTAGGTATGTCTTACTTACTTCAACCTGTCCTTTAATTACATTTGACATATCAGGGACAGCTGCCCCTGCTTTTGATAAAGCTTCTTTAAACGCTGCGTTTACTATTATATTATCTGCTCCCATATTTTTATTTTAAAATTATCTTAGTGTTTTTCTCCAATCTGGATTTTCTTCCTTCCATTGATCAAACTGCTCTCTAGTTCCAGGTAAACCTGTATTAGGATCTCTACTCGCTTCTGACCATTTCTCAAATGCTTTATTTTGATTACCTGTAAATATGTTATTATCGTCACCACCTATTGTTTTTGAACTTGCTAATCCTTGCGCTACAGTACCAAACATATCCGCTGTTATTTGTTGCTGTGCTAACGCAGCGTTCATTTCGTTAGTTTTTGCTGTTTGCACTGCCATATTAGCCCCAGTAGCTTCACCATACGCTGTGCCAAGTAAAGTTGCTGTTCTATCCATTTCAGCGGCTTGTACCCACTGTTCTCCACCTCTTTCTGCCATATCAGCAGCAGCAGCACCTTTAGCTAACAACGCTTGGTTTCTAGCCTCTTGTTGCCCAATGGAAGCAGATATTCTTTGAGTTTGCAATTGTCCTTGATTTGCCATAGCCTGCGCTAGAGACGCTATTCCACTAGCACCAGCAGCGCCTCTAAAACCCCTCATGATATTTGCTCTTTGCGCATCCATTTGCTGAGCCTGGAATTGAGCTTGTTGTTGATTTACAGTTATATCTTCATAAGGATTTTCCATATCGGCATAAGAATTTTTTATCTGCATATTTCTATACGCTGCTTTTTCTTTGTCTAGTTGTGCTTGAGCTTTTTTTTGAGCCTTCAACGCATCCTCAGACATACCTTCAGCCATATTTCTATTTTTTTCACTTTGAAGATAACTTACACCAGTACCAATTACACCAACTACTATAGCACCCCAGCTCATGACATATGTATTTTAGTTAATATTTTCATTTCTTATTTTTTATATATTCTTCGTATTCTTCCCAATTAAATACGACATTTAATTTTGCTAATTCGTCTAAATCCTCCGTGTTTGTTGGGTTAGCATGCACAGTAACTATTACACAATCTTCAATTGCATAAACAATTCGTTTAGTTCCTTGCGGTGATATTATATAGCAAGGTGCTATAAATTCTTCAACACCATCTTCCTTTGATGATGCTAATTTTCCAGATAAAAGAAAGAACCCATAGCTATGTTTGTGTATTGCAGAGAAACCTAGTTGTCCTTTCTTCATTTGCATCTCTCTAATATAAATACCTTCTGCAAAAGAGTGTTTATATTTCCACAGATGATCTGGGTATATTATTTCCTTACCAGTACCTATGATATTTTCTCCATCGGCTATACTTACAAAGTAATCTTCTATTTCTTTAACTTTTTCTTTATAAGATAATTGTATTGTACTATCAAATATTTTCTGTAACTCATTTTTAGACATAATTTAAATATATTTTAGTATATTTATAGTTACAGTTTTAGTCAACAATTTACACTACAAGCTATCCACACGAAATATTACCAACATTAATAGTTACTGTATATTGATCTTCACTAGCATTAGTACCATCGTAGACGTCAAAAGTAAACTCATCTACGCCCTGAAACAAATCCGGAGGAGTATATGTGCACGTCCCACCACCGTAATCGAAACTAGTTGCTAGTGTTCCGTGTTTTGGATTTAGCGTTATTCGTGGAAGCAGGTATGTTTTAATATTAACACCCTTAAGAATTTCAATTGCAACCGCTGTATCTTTTGGTGTAGAAACTTCTTGATCAAACGCTTGAGGAATATTAGTTATTATTGAATCTATATCAAGTTCGTAAACAGTATCTTCTTTACCAACTTTTTCTACTTGGACAGTAGAGGTAAGTGTTATAATTTTTTTACTAGCACTTTCTGTAACTGCAATAGTACCACTTTTAGATGTTTCATCTGTTCCTAGCGCTAAAGTTTTATCTAAATCTGCAGTTGACAAACCTTCTCTATCGTCAATTAATAGATAATCAGATATGCTTGGGCTTTTTATTATATATAAATACCCCGTGGTTATTGTAGCGGCAACCGCGTGTGTTAATTTACCATAAGTCTTATCGCTTAAAGTGTGATAAGTTGTTGGTTCTATTAAAGGTTTAGCGGTAAATGTAACATCACTACCTGAATAAGCACAGTTAGTTGTATAAGGATCGTCAGTAGCAAAAGATAAAGTTACAGTTGGATTTATATATTGCGGTATTTCCTTAATATATTCAATCCTTGGCATTCCGCCACTAAGATGTGTTTGTGCGCCAGCTCGTAGTTTAAACGTATATGTAGTATATTCATATACTTTTGGAAATACAGCGGTAACTACATATCCAGTACCTTCGGTTATTATACCATCACTATTAAAAACATCGCACCCATCACTACTGTTTATAGTTAAAGTAAATCTACTACCAACATCCCCCATTATAGTATACTCTCTTGTTTCAGTGTTTGTGTACAAAGGATTAAAGTTACCTCTCACAACATTAATAGTATATACACCACTTGTTGGAATTGTGTATCTAGGAACAGTAGTATATACCGGAACACCTGTATTAGTATAAGTAACAGTTGTAGTGGTATTTTCAGTAGTGGTAGTAGTAGTGCCACCAATAGGATAATCTGAAGGGTAATAATTAGCTACGTCTGATGGAGGAGATTCAGACTCTAGTGGATATTCACCTCCACCACCGCTATCGTCGCTACCGTTTTCTTCGCCAGCGAACAAGTAATATTTTGGATAGGGAGAATTTAACATATTTTTTATATTTAATTACTACTAATAGCTATTCCTGTACCAACAGAAAATAGTTCTATATCTTTAAGTGAATAGTTTTTAAGAGTTACTTCTGCATAATAACCTAATATTCCAGATGTATTTACAGCTTTACTTTTAGAAAACATTATAAAATCCCCACTAGTAGGAACGTTACCGCTAGTTTGCACTACATCTAATGACGGTATAATGTTTGGATCTAATCCTTCTTGGTTATTAATTCGCCACACCCACCCTATTTCTAACGCTTGTGAAAGGTTTTCCTTTTTAAAAGAATTCGCCGCAGATCCAGCTAAAGAAACAGGGATAGCATATACTATATCTCTTACTTGAACAGATATATTTATTGGATCATTAAATGGAATGCTTATTATTGGCATATTGTTAAGTTGTTAAAATAGTAGAACAAGTAGTTTGAGTTCCAGATGGTGTGGTGTGCGTTATGTTTAACTGAACTTGTTGTGATGGTCCAAATGGTGATATTGGTATTGATAAAGCAGGAGTTGTGATATTACCGCTACCAGCATTCAAAGTTTGACTTATCAAAACATTAACTGGTGGAGAGGCAGAAATATTATCCACCCAATAAATAAGTAAATCACTAGCACTCCAACCAGATACGTTATAACTAAAATTAATATTCCCAAGAGGTCCACCTGCTGAGTTCACCGCAGCATTCGTAATAGTACACGTGGCAGGCGCGGGCGCAGGTGCAGGTGGTATCACCTGAGTCACGTAAGTACATGGGTTTGCGTTATTGTTAGAAGAAGTTTCGTTAGTATTTGCAGTGTTATTATAATTTGTAGCCGTACCAATCCATCCACTTGGTCTATTTGCTGTAACCTGAGTGTTTCCACCTCTATACGAATTACTTGTATCTCCATCATCCATACATCCATAAACAATAACTGCACAACATGAGTCCCCACTACCAATAAATGGACCTGTACAAGCTAATGTATTATATATATTCGATTGCGGAACAGTAGTGCACCCTGAATAATTGTTATCACAAGGAGTGTTAGCAGCTGAGTCATAATTAAACATAGTTGGATCTGTACAACCATAAACTATAGGTTCACAACAAGGTGAATCGTTCCAACCTGTTGCGTATGTTCCTACGGGATCACCATTACAATCCGCGGTAGCAGTTGAACTATAATTAAACATAGTAGGATCAGTACATCCCATAATCCCTCCACAGCTACCATCATCTTGAGTTACGTAAGGGAATATACCGTTTGTATTTCCAGGACCTCCATAATTATATGAATTTGGATCATTAAGACACCCAAGAACCGTACCGTAATTACAACTCCCATCATCATAATCAACAAATGGTAAGTCATTAGGACAAGGAACTAATGAATTTAGATTAAATAAGGTTGCGCAACCATAGTTAATCGCATTAGAATCAAGACAACCACCTATATTTTGTGTACCAGAATAGCCACTTGACAACCCTATACCTTGCCAAGAAAACTCATTTGGATCATAATCAAAATTACTTGTAACTTTTCCAGTAGAACTAATAGGTATTTCTTTACCTTTAATATAATTAAACCACTTACCTTCCTTCTCTATAAACTCGTTTAAAGAACCATCTTGCATGTCTGTGTGGATATTTTCAACATACCAACCTGCTTCATTAGACTCTAAATTATGATAATCTGGATCTGTATAAAGAATATTATCATTAGGATTTATATATTCAATTAACTGATCTACTCTTGACGCGCTACCTTCGTAATTTAATGTTTGGAAATTCTTAATAGATTTAGGATCAGTATTAAAAACTGTAGTAACGTGTGAAGGGGTATGAACATTATAAAACGTATTATGAGATTGGTTTGTATGATGATTCCAAGCGTTACCTTTGTTAAAAGTATAATATTTTCCAGCTAAACTGACACTACTTTCAGGAATAAATGATTTAAAACTTACCCAACCTCTTACGTCTTCTCTAAACGATAGTGTTTTTGCAATATCAGGTAGAGTTATATTATATTCTCTTTTTTGAATATCAAAACCACCAATTAATCTATCTGATAAAGGTAATTTATCTCTAAACCAATCCACCATTCCGTGATCAGATATAGGGCTTAATCCGTCTCTTGATAATCTTAATGCAACACCTCTTTGTTTATCTGTAAAATACGCTCTATAGTTTTCAGACGCAAACGATTCTGGGTTTTTAGATATACCAAAATCACCTATATATGGTTGTGAATCTCCTAACACTCTACTTGTAGCGGTAACTTGCGAATTACCATCTGCATTATATAAAGCATCTTTATTTGATAATATTTTTACAACTTTATCTTCGCAGAAAGTTATTAAATTAATATGTCTTTGAAATAACTTTTGAATACTACCAAAAGTAGGATTTAAATCTTTAGTTATTTTTTCCGCTTGTATAAATTGATTTAAGTTATTTACGCCACTCATAGAGTTATATATTCCAGAATATATTAAGCCACTACTTCTTCTTTCTTCCTTGTATGGTTCATCAAGTATAGATGATACTTTAGGACCTTTATCTATCGTGACTTGATTATAATCATCTCTAATTCTATTTGATTCCACACCATTACCAAATGAATAAGAGTTAAACCAAGGTAATACCATAGTTCTGTTTGAAATATTTGTATCAAGAGTGTAAACGTTTCCACTTATTGTTGTAACTATAGCAGAAGTAGAAGATCCATCTGGTCTAATAAATTTCAAATAATCTCCTGGAACGATATGTACTTCTGGCCAATTTGTATTACTATTGAAAGCTGCTCCTGAATCATCAACTAGTATTACGGTATCGTCTTGCGCATCACTTACAATTATGGGGCCAACCCATGGGTTTAAAAAAGAAGCTTGAGAAGGGTTTCCACCTATATTTATATTACTAACAGGTATTGGATCAGTACCAGGATAACCACCTGACGTGGGATTCCAAGTAGGATTATTTAATACCCATGGAGTATTATCAGGCCTCCAACATTCAACAACGCTACCTACTGGCGTGTATAATTCGTTTGTTTTAGCGCTATATTCTAGAGGATATATTTGCCCAACTTCATGATATATTTCTAAGTCTAAATTTTCTTTTGGTTCTGTTTCAAATATTGCTGGATTATGACTAGAATATTTTAGCGTTGTAAGTTGTGTAGGTTCTACTATATGCCATGTTACTGAACCAGGCGCGTCTGAAACACTGCTATTACTACTAACAGTGGCATTCCATGTCTTTAAAGGAGGAATAGTATTTGCGTTTCCATCTGTCAAAGCATTTGCCATACCATCCTGTCTAATACCAGGAGCTGACGGAAGTAGTCCTGAGCTTGTTGCTCCAGTTGGATAATCAGTGATAACGTCATTATTGTTATCGAAATGAGGTGGATTTGTAGGATCATTTGTTGGTAAATAATTATGTGGTCCACTACCTAATCCTCCACCGGTATCTTTCGCTTTCGCATAAATAGTCCATCTAGTTCTTTTATTCCAACCAGCATCATGATCATCCTCAAGAGTATATAATACAGTGCTACTAAGCACATCATAACGTATTACATTCTTAAAATTCTCATAAGAACCACTTGTAGTATTCGTCGTTACATAAACAGTTTGATCTGGATCCTCTTCCCACATCCAATAAGTACCAGTTGTAGTTAGAGCATTTATCCAACGAAGTTGCAATACATAATCATCAGCCCAATTGTTCATTCCCATTTTATCAGGATCGTCTTTAAGCCCAGACCAAGACAAATGTATTCTATCTTTAGATATATTAATACCTTTACTCGGTCCAATTCCACTTGAATATTTGTTTTCGCTACTTCCGCCTGGATTTATATTAGAATGAGAGTGAGGTGAATCCCAAGCAGCAGGACGGCCATCGGTCATTATGTGGTTACTGGTATCTACGTGTTTAAACCCACGATTTTCATCTATAAACCAATTAGATGTCTCATCTGCAAATTTTTGCCAAAAATTTCTTCCATCTCCAACAGTTCCAAATGAGGTGGAGGAATCGTAATAATTTATATTGTGGTAATATCTAATCGTGCCAGAGTGGGATGTTGGTGTATAATTTGTGGAGCCCCAAGCATACCAAGGTCCGTATTGTGTTTGAATACTAGAATTAGCAGCGTTACTTGGGTTGAATGGATTTCGTTCATTATTCATGAAAGCGTTTATGTACTGTACTTGATAAGATTGTGTAACAGCATACTCAGTTGAAGAAAATGCTTTTGCGACTTTTTCTCTAATTATACTATCACCATAAATCTTAACAAAAAATCTACCATCAAATTCAGGTTTGTTGTCAATTCTTTTTTGTACAAACTCTGCGGTTATAGGTGATCTTTTTTGATTCCAAGGATCTGATGGATCATTAGTTAGTAGATTAGCATCAGTCTTCATTTCAGAAAGTAAATCTAATCTATAAACACCATTTGGTGTTTGGGTGGAATTGTGTGTTACGTTTGTAATTTCGTATTCGTTCGTGTAAAGATTACCAAATTTAAATTTTACAAATATATTTTCTTTTACTTGTTGTGTATCCCAAACTATAGTGCTATCAAAGTTATCTTCATTTAATTCTACGAACCGCGTGTTTTCTTGAGGAAATCCAGTTCCTCCATTTGGCCCAAACGTGTTACCTGTAGATCCATTGGCGGCGCTAGAAGCAGTAGTGTCATCTACCGCTGTCCCAATTGGAATAGATATTGTCTTAATAAAATCTGGGGCTTCATTTTCAATTGCTAATATATCATATCTAGCTTCTTCTAAGATAGGATTATCAGTATCATGCTCTTTTTTTAATATAAGATATGTATCTATGTCTACTTTATTTCTCTCTGACGAAGGAAAAGATAGCCAAATATTACCATCTTCTGCATCATACCATCTATCTAGAGCTAAGTTATAGTATTCACTAGAAGTTTCTTTAATAAAGAATTTTTGGTACTCTGCCCAATCAGGTGGCGTGTTATTTACTTGTCCAGTTATCTTAACTTGTTTATCAGAGTACCATTCATTTAGATATGTAGAAACTTGTTTTTCATTATTATCTGTTAATACAGGGGTTTCTCTACCATATTTATCTACGTAGGTAATTCCTAACTGATACGTTCTAAGTGATTTTATAGATTTAGAAGGAGAATATTTGTAAGAGTCTGTTGGATAAATTTGTTCAGGAGATAAATCTTCATCATACTTACTCACGTTGTAGTGACGTGTACCTACAGTTATAGAAGGTGTAATAGTATTGTCCCCGGTATCTATAAGATTATAGTTTTGTAAATAGTTACCATAAATTAATCTGTTACCAGAAACCTCTTGTGCTTTTGCTTTTCTAGGAACATTATCCCAAGGACGTAACAATTGATTTTCCGGTAATATACCGTGAACCATTTCAGATTCAATTGGTAAATATCCTTTTACTCCTGAAAAATTATATGGATATTGAGTGGTATTAGTTCTATTACCGGTATAAGTTACCCGTGTTTGCCAAGCTTTTTCATCAGGTTTAATTGTTAATATAGAATATATATTTGGAGAATTAGATTCTTTATATAAAATATCTATTTCAATAACGTCATCTGGTAGTAAGTCTTTTTCAGGAATAAAATCTTTTAATGCTAATTTTCTAATTTGATTAGTCATTCCTATATTATATCCTTTAGACGCTACAAAATCAAAATCACTACCACCAGGACGATCTGGTAAGAATGCTACTTCTGAAAAAGGGGAAAATGCAGAATATTCATTATCTTCATACTTGTATCTAGTGGCGAATCTAGGAAACTTGAATTCAAACATTGGAGGATCTTGTTCGAGTTCAGCGTGCCAATCAATATCCGTTACGGTAATAGTAGGATCTGCACTTAAAATCTCTACTTTAAAAGCCACAAGAGAAGGAACAGGAGCGTTATTATCAATAGCAATAACTTTAACTCGCATTGTTTTAGTTATAACTGAAGTAAGTATTAATATATTGCCAATTTGAAAATCAGGAGCAATACTAAAATCAATCCACCCCGTATCACCTTCTTTATAAGTTGTTATAGAGTTTATAGGATCACCATTGTTATCAATACCGTTTATTATCTCTCCTTCAGTTATTCCTTCTCCAGTTGAATTATCCATTAATAATTGTGGAGCTGCTAAAGGTTTTTGTCGAATTACAGTTATATGCTCTTCTAATAAAGGAAACGTATTTATATAAGCAAGTTGGGTTTGGGTAAAATCACGAGTGGGAGTAAAAGAATGTACATCAAATGCTGTTGAGCCAATATCTCTATATCGTTCTATATGAATTCTCTTTGGTTCTGAATTATCATCAGTCCAAAATAGTTGTTTTTCTATTATATTTATTCCTGTGATTAAATAACTTTTATTAAAGTTTAAAGCTCTTTGTGAACTTTCAAAAGTAAACGAAACAGTAGCACTTTGATCAGGATCATTATCAAAAGTTATACTCCTTAAAGTAGTATCAATATTAGTAATTATGAAGGTGCCGATTTGCGCACCGCTAATATCGTGAGCAATAGCTGTCATTCCTATAACATTATGAGCATTTAAAACAATATTATTCCATATAGTTGATTGGTTATTTATAAAAACCCTGTCAAGTCTTGCAGGATTAAACGCAATTTGATTTGTATGGAATCTATATACATCAACAACTACAGGATTAACGGTAGTTGTATCATACTCAGCAATCGCATCAGCTTTGTAGTATTCTGAAAGTCCTTGGTTCCAAGTCCCTAAACCTTCTACCATCCAATAGAGTTTATTAACTTTTTCATCTGAAATACTTCCAATACAAATAGCGTCGTCAGAATTATCAATACTAGACACTTGAGTATTACCCATAATATTATGCAACGAACCGACGTCACTACCATCAGAAGTAGTAACTTGTACGTTCATTGCATCACGATATTCCCCGGTAGTAATTAATCTTTCATCAAGATCTTTATTCATTCTACCTCCGGTAAAAGTATTTTTTATCTCACTTTTAGGCATAAATTAGTGCTTTATTTGTTTAGATTTACCTCTTAAGATTTGAGTAATTTCTTCTAATTTAATATTTGATAATCTTAATTTTGCTTTTCTAGTTTCAGCAAATTTTTCTCTTTTATATCTATTAATTATATATTCTGGTATACTATGTCTAGACGATAATATTCCATAAGCAATCCATTTATATATAGCTTCTTCTGCTAATTTATGTACTTGCATTTCTTCATCTGTACCCATTCCATCACTTAAATAATGTAACGTAACGGTTTTACCATTCATATTAGAACTAAAATGAATTAATCCAGTATTACAATCTATATAAAAAGACCCGTTAACTTGAGCATGCTCAGGGTTCAGTCCATACCTTTCTCCTCCAGTTGGCCAATAAGTACCATCTTGATAATCATCTTGGTTTTCAGATGGAGTAGCGCTTTTGTAGTTACCCCAAGTGTCAGAATCTTTACTTGGTATTAATTCTGTACTATCATCTCCACGAATTGCCCCTGTGCTCCACGGTTTAAAATCAAAATTACCATCTACATCTTGTAGCGGATTAGAAGGATTAGATGTTTTTCTAGCTGGATAAATAACATGCTCAATTCCAGCTGAATCACTCCACGTTAACTTTGTGTAGTTAACATAATCTTGTGGCAGTATCATCGTAAGTGACGCGGGTATTTCTATTTCTTGAGATTTACAAGATTTAAATGTATCAAAACTTAATTCTTGTAATGCTCTTTGAGCAAAAAATGTTACATCTGTTCTTTTAGCGTTGGATATTAACTTATCTTCACCAACATAGACAAACATAAATTGACTTATAATATCATTTAAAGATGTAAATTGATAATTACCAAAACTACTATCTGCATATATGTCGATAGTAACTCCACTAGCGGGGGTTACTAAAAAATCTATACACCAACCAGAAATAGTGTTATATTGAATTGTCCAATTATTAATAAGAGTACCAGAAGCATCATGATCAGACGCTAACTCTATAACATCGTTTAAATATACTTTTACATCTCTTGAACTAAAAGTACTTGGAAAGGTATCGGGACTATTAGCTAAAGTAAACGTTGCTTCTATACCATCCCCAGTAAAAGATTTTCTTTTACCATCATAATATTGTCGTTGAGTTTGTGTTAGTGGTCCCATTTATTTATTGTTTTTCTTGTGATATTTTTGCCATTTCCATTCCTTGACCAGCGCGCATGATAGAATCTTTGTCCATTGACACGCCTGCATATTTTAATATTTTGTAAACTAGATCAGTTTCTTCAGAAGGATGGAAATTAAAATGTGTTGTAGTGGAAGGATCAAACATAGCTTTTTCACTAATAACTACATATCCCCATCTAACCGTGGGCGGTGTTTGTACCCAGTGAACTCCTACTTGTGTAGTATTTGGGTCTATATTTACAGGTTCACCTGCGCTTCCTAAATCACCTTTATTAATTCTTAAAATACCTCTTCTAACATTCCAAACTGGTCGCTCTGAGGTTGGTGCTAAATATGGTATTCTTCTAACTTCATTCCAATCGTTCCTATTTAATCTTTCAGCAAGTTTAAAATCTGCATCTATCGAAACTCTACTTATTCTATATAGATCTACAGGAAGTCTTATATTTGAAGGTTTGTTCATAAAACCCCAATTAGTTATAATATATGTAGAACCAACAGCTCTTTCAAATTCACCTATCTTTTCTTCTAGTATTCTAATCATACCAGAATGGGCAGTATCATTATCATGTCCTCGACTAAATTGGTTTAAATCGTAAAAATACTGTTCAAATATTTCCATCTGAGCTTGGTTTGCAAATAAATTAAACTCTTGTGGAGTTATATATCCCCTTTGCTCTTTATTAGCTAAACTAAGAACTTTTTGATATACGTTGTCTATATTTACCATGTGTTTTATTTGTATTTATATGGAAAGAACTTATTTAAAGTTTCTTTCCTCTTATTACAACCACAATCTTTTCCAGTAGTTTTATTGACTTTGTCAATTACTTTTTTAATTCCGGTTGCTTTTGTTATTTTTTCTATTGTATCACCTAATCCTTTTGATTTCATAACATTGTTTTAAAAAAATAGCCACCCCTAAAAAGAGTGGCTATTCTTTAAAGGTTATTACGAATTTAATCGCTTTTCTATATTTGAATATATCTCCATGCCTTCATCAGTCTTAAACCAAGCGGCTAAAGCTGAATAAGGATGTTCATCAAATGGAACATTCATTAGTTTTCTATCGTTAGAACCCCAACTAAACGTTCTTTGATCGCTGGATAGTTTTAATATTCCTAATTCTGTTGCTTTAATACCAAAGTTTCTAAGCATAACATTCTCATCATTAACTAACTCTAGAAACAACGTAGGGTTAGTTTTAGCATATACTAATAAATCGCGCTTAAGTTCCTTAGAACTCATCTCTGATACCTTAGAACCAATCTCTACTCTCATAACAGCCTCTGCCATATCTATATCTATGTTTCTTGCCGCTAGCAGAGCATCTGTTTCCATTTCCAATATATCAATTTCTTCAACTGCTACTTTGCTAGGTTCCCATTCATAATATATTTTATCTTTATGTGGGTGGTATAAAGAAAGTAGTTTTTGTAAAGTTTGTTTTTCCCTAGGAACATGTAGTGCTCCACTTCTAAAAACAATGTGCGCTAACCGTTGATCTCCTTTCATCTCATCAACAAAAGGTGTTTTTTGGTTTTCTGTATATTTTAATTCTCTTTCGTACCCTTTTTCCTCGTCAAAATAGTAAATACCCGATGCTCTTATAGAATAAGATAAAGGATTTTTACCTCTTATGTAATATACCCTGTCTTTTATTTTCCAAGTATCTTTAGGATTCGGTAAAGGTTTTTCTTTTGTTTTTGGTTGTTCTACAACCTGTGGTGTCTCTACCACATCTTGAACTTGAGGTTCTTCCACCTCAACTGTTTTTGTTTTTTTTGCCATAATATAATATATAATAAAATTAATAAAAATAAAAGGGAGTGGAGACTAAGCTCCACTCTCTTTTAAAAATTGCTTATGTTAATAACATAAAGTTATTAGCACCTTGTGTAATCAAACATCTTTCAGATAGATAATGCACTTGCATCGCATCTAAATCAGATGTAATATTACCACCAACTGATCCTGTAGTCCAAACTTTCATTCTTCGGTCATCAGTTTGTGAAGCTCTATAACGAACGTGTAAGAAAGGTCGTTTAAGATTCTTTCCTAACATTTGGTCATAAACTGAAGACGTACCAGCTGGAATAAATACTCCGCGAACTGCACTAGTTTGATCTCTATCATTGATACCTCCTCTAGTAGATTTATCATTTAGATATTTCCAATCGGATTTATAGAAGTCATAAGAACCTCTTCTGAAACCAGAGAAACCTAAGTTAAGTGCCATAGCTTCCGAGTTATCAAATACCCCGTAAGAAGTACCATTAGTACCATAAGAATTCATAGAAGCTAACATGTCATCAATTGCTAAAGCAGTATCTCTGTTAAGGAACATCATATTCTCTTCAATAGCGCCTTGGTTATCAAACTCGTTTAAGATTCTATCAAATTCAGCTAAATTACTAGGGTTATTTGGAAGAATACCAGAAGCCATATTACCTCTATTTGTAATAGCTGAGAATAAACCTTCAGTACCGAAAGCATTAGTAGCACCAGAAACAAAGGTGTCAGCTAACGTAGAACCAGGTACACCAGCTTCAGATTCAACCATTGCCATTTCTAAATAATCAGTAAATCGCATTCTAGTTTCACCCTCTGCTTTTAGATACCAAAGATATCCACTTGTTCCGTCTTCACCCGCAACTTCAACCCAACCAATTTGAGATGTATCAGATCCGTTGATATGATAGTGATCTTTTATGATAATTGGTTTGTTAGTAAAAGATGTGTGTGTTGGTTGAGAAGCTAAAGGTCCAGCTGCGTTACCTGCTTGACCATCTACTCCTTTTCCCCATTCAGAACCTATAACTAATATTGTAATCGTTGGCGTAGTGCCTGCTGTTGTTGCTGAAGCTGTATAACCAGCACCAGTCAACGTAGTGGCTCCATAAGCCTGAACGTTTATAATATTATCAGTACCACCAAATCCAGTACACAATAATCTTTGTGTAGTTGCTGAATCAGATACTAATAAGATATCATTTGTTCTAATACCGTGTGTAGTGGTTAAACCGTTTCCGTCAATATCTTGAATGATACGAAGTTGTCCACCAGCTCCACCACCGGATTCTTGTGTTAAATGTCCAATCTCAGCTAAATAAGAGAGATGTAATCTACCTTGTTCTGACCAAACTACTTGATCAGAGGTCATAGATTCTTCTGCACCGACTTGGGATAAAAAACCTGAAACTGTTCTATTACCGAACACTTCAGCTTCTTTTTCCATTAGGTCAGGCAGGTATTGTTGCGCCCAGTCACTTGTACCGGCCGTAAAATCGATGTAGTTTGAGGTTAGTGCTACCGCTTGTGGAGCGGGTACACTGTTCAAAGTTCCACCGGGTGTTAATGGCATAATTTTAAATTTTTAAGTTAATATTTTTTGTTTTTAATTTTAAACTTAAAATCAGAAGAATCGTCACCTAATACACGGTATTTAACACCACCAGCTTCAACTTCACCATGAGCTTGTCTTGGATTCATATCTACATTCTTGGCTTTAGTGACACTATCTTTCATAGCATCCGCTTTACCTTGTTCGTAAAAGTGATTTGCAACAGAGTCTGCGTTCATAGCTGTATATAGAGATTTATGATAACCCTTAGCGTCTTTTAAAGCTAAATTTTTATCCAAAAACTTTTTAGTAAAATTGTTAATATCGCTTTGTGTTACTTTGACCTCATCAGCATTCCTTACATTATACCTGTACTTTTTATCACCGACTTCGTATTCAAAACCTTTGAATTTGTCGTTAAAAACTTGCTCAGTTTTTTGAGTAAAAACGTTTGTATTGCGCGTTGCTACTTTTTGAGTCTCTTCTGACTTCTTGTTGTATCTATTAAAGAAATCTATAGCTTTTTGTTGTTCTGGAGTTAACTTACTCCCAGCCTTAATATCTTCATAGTATTTGGATTTGTTCTCTTCCAGTTGAGTTTTAGCGTCGGCAACTTGCTCTTTTAACGCTAATTTTTTTCTTTTTATTTCTCTTTCGTCGTCTTCTTCGTCGTCGTAAGAGAATTGATCTTCCATAAGGAAGTTAATTTCTTCTATATTTAAATGAGGTTTTGTTTGCTTATAATGTTCAAATAACAAATCTCTATCTTCTAATTTACTATAATCTTGATTAAGCTTTACATAATCCTCTAAATCACCACCGGTTTCGTTCATAAAGTCCATTAACTTTTGAATACTCTCTGGTAAAGGTTCCCCAGTTTTTTCAGTTTCATCTATAATGTCCTTAATTTGTTCTTTAACCCCTTCAACTTTTTCGTCTACTTCTTCATCTGTAATTTCTTCTAGAACAGGTGTTTCAACATTTTCCTCTGTAGGTTGGTCAACAACCTCTTCTTTACTAACCGTTTCTTCAACAATCTCTTCTTGAATTTCCTCGGTTTTTGCATCGTCAATAGGTTGTACATCTTCTTTTTTTTCTTCTGGTGGTTTACTTAAATCAACTTTAGTTATCGTTTTTTCAACAACTTCTGCTGGTTTTTTCATTTTTGCTTTCACCTTCTTAACGTCACCTTTAGGTTCGTTAGATTGTGTAGTCTTTTCTACTACCTCTTCTTGTTTCTTTTTTGCCATAATATAATATAATAATAGTTAATAAATAATTTATCTAGGATCAAATGCACCTAAATCGAAATCTCCGCTAAGTATATCATTACCTGCGGATTCAAAGTCTTTAGGTGGTTTTGCGTTATTTCTTTGATCTATGAGTTCGCTTTGTTGAGTTGCTTGTATTCTTGTTCTTTGATCTTTACGATCTTCTTTCTCTGTCTCTTTAGTTTTTTGACCATCTACTTCCAATCCCTTTAACTGCATATTCATTTGAAACTCTAACTCCATTAGCTCCTTCTTAATTTGAGCTTCTTCTCGTAGTTTTCTAGAATCAAGATCTGCTTTAATTTGCTCTAATTGAGAGTCAGATGAAACTTTTGCTTGGTTTTTTTGAACCTCCATCTGAGCAGACGCTTGTTGCTGCTGTATATTTGCTTGAGCTTGTGCCTGTATGTTTCTTTGTTGAAGTTCCTCATCCTTGACAGCTTTCTTTTTTCTACGTAATTTTAACAACTGATTTGCTAACTTTAAATTTTTAATGTCTCTTACTTCAATAGCATCTTCAAGTTCAATGCTTTGTTGTTGCAGTGCCATTTGAATGTTGTTTTCCAGCATCATTTTTTCTTCTTCATCTGGGGCTAATTCTATAAATATACCAAAATCGTATAAATGTAAATTTTTCATTTCTTCTAACGTAGCTACATTATGTGTACCTATAGCTTGTATAAAAGCGTCTTTCGTTGGAGAGTATTCTATAATATCAGATATTCTAAGTGATAAGCACTCAGCAACTTCAACAGTTAAAAATAATCCGGCTTGTAATATATGTCTTGTAGCCGTATTAGAATTAGCCGCCGCTAATTTTTGTACACCGACTAGAGCATCCTTATCAGGAGTACTAGCGTCCCTGGCTTCATTTAGTCCAGTGCAATCTCTAATCATCTGCATATAGTAATTATAGTTTGCAATTAAAGACTGAATTTTATTACCACCACTACCACTTGTAATTTCTTGAATCGGTACTTTACCAGGATTCATATCACCGTCCTGCGTAAATGATCTACCTATTACAGAACCAGTTTGGAAAAACATGTTTAAAGCTTCTTGTGGATTATAGTTTGTCCCGTTGCCCAGATCAATTTCAGCTAGACCATCAGCGTCTAAGTAAACACCATCTGGTACCATGCGAGCCATCACTTGCTGTAACTTTAAATGAGTTAGTTGAATCATATCTGCAAAACCAGTAATTCTACCAACGAGTGATTCAATTTTACCGTTATACATTCTAGGAGCGACAATAGTATAATTCATTTTAACTTTAGTAAAATCACTTTTAGGACGTAACATATTTCTTGCCATCTCCCATTTAAGTAATTTATCAGTACCAAGAATCATAGCACCTTCATATAAACACTCTATAGATCGTAACATTTTTGAATATCCACCTTCTTTACCTACTGGAGGATTGAATCCATCGTCTTTAGGTATGATTTTATCCGCTCCAGTTCCAGTTTCTTTTACTTTGTAAACCTCGTTCATATAAGTTTTATAATTAAAATATAAAACTTGAATTGTATTATTATCTTCTTTATCTACAGAATACCTACTGCTATAATTAGATCTATTAGTAGGTTTATTTTTCATTATGTCTTCAAGGTTAGATTCCGTAAGATGTGGGAATTGTTTTGCTAGTTCGTTTACTGGAATAGACTTAACTTCTCCAACATAATAAATATCTTCAAAATAAGGAGAATCAGTATATGAATACACAAGGTTTGCAGGATCAACATAATCAATAACAACACCTTCTGACGTATTAAATGATGTTTTTGCAGCACCGATGCCTATAGTTGTTAAATCATAATAAAAACGCTTTTTAATTAACTCATAATTACTACCATTCATCAATGTATTAATTGCTTGCTCCTCTGCTATCTCTACAGACTGTTTGTAATTTAATTGCATGTGTAATTGCAATTCATCTGATGATCCCGGCAACTCATCGACAGTACTATTTCTTAAATTCATGCCTAATTGCGCCCTAGCTTCGTTATGAAAATCTTCCATTTGCATGTCAGCAAGTATAGCTTCCATATACTTAGTTCTTTTTTTAACACCAAATGGGTCCTGTGAGTATGCTTTTATATCATACATACGTTCTGCTATTCCATTAACAACTATATCTACAAACTTAGAGATAATTGGAACTGGCTTCCAATCTAAATTAAGATAGGACAAATCACCATTAATCGATAACTCATCCTTATACTTTTGAATTGACTGTTCACCTCTAGCGTACAATCTTAAATTATGAAAATTATTATGATTAGTTCTATACCTATTAGAACCCCTGTCATTATTAAACCACTCTGTCTCTATAGCTTTAGCTACTTTTAAACCATAATCATAGCTCAACTTTTCAGCGTCGCTTACGGTTTGACTTGGAAAATAACTGTTAATGCCAGACTCTGCCATATTTATTCTTTAATTATTTTAGACATACTACCCTTATTCTCATATTTAGAAATCTGTATGTTTAATTTTGGTTTTTCTATTTTTGCGTTTGGAGCATATAAATGTCTATTATTTGCCATGATCGCTAAACCTGAGCTAATAGATGCATCAAATTTCGTACGTTTAGTTATATCAAACCTAGTCCAATCATTTAATAGAGCATTAAAATATAAATCTCCGAATGTTCCATCTTGTTTCATACCCACGTGATCTTGAATATACATTTCAATCGCCGCGGCGTGCGCTTGTTTTATATCTTCGCTGGAGTTAGGAATTCCTCCAACTTCTTTTTCTGCTACAGATAACTTATTCCATATCTTGTCCGGCCTGTTCATACTAAATCCTCTATAACCTCTTCTTCTAAGATAATAAAGTAATCTAGGTTTATTATTTTCACATAATATTGGCATTCCATAGAATGCTATTGCCATTAAAACATCTTCAAAAAACATTTCAGCCGTAGGTGGTCTTGATAAGTATTCTAAAAAGAAACTGTTCGCAGGAGCGTCCTCCATACTAAACCTGGTTAAGCCGTGTAATGCTCCTTTTGATCCTTCTCCATCTACGGTCCCTGATATATCATAAGAGTCACAACCAAATGCCCCCATATGTTCATTACCAGGATATTTTATACCATTTTTAAGTACCACTCTATTTTGTAATTCAGTTTTTGGAACCCAACTGACTTTAAATCTACCCTGTTGATCTGGATAAAATATGACTTGTGTATCCTTTACTCCGTTCACCCATTGGAAATTACCTTTAGTAACCCCAAGTGTTCTAGACATTTCTTCATTATAATCTATTTGCTCATATATCTTTACTAAATTAAATATACTCCCTTTTGCCTCGTCTCTAAACGCGTGTTCAGTGGTTTTAGGGAATTGCCTATAAAATTCATTTAAAGCGTCGTGATCACCTTTTAAACCATCAGCTTCATTTTGCCAATGCTCTATAATACCTACATCTATTAGTTCATTGTCTGGACCGAACACATCGTGGTCTGGTGTATCAAAAACTGGAATTCCATGCTCGTCAATAAATCCTTCGTAGTTCCACTCCATTGGGATAAACAGAGA